TTTAATGAAAGAAATGATGTATATGATAGTTTACACGAAAAGGCAGGATTAACTCCTCCTAGTTTAAATAGTCATTTAGCAAGTTCAGATAGCTCTAAGGTATATCAACAAATTAATCGTAGAATGGAACAGAAGATATGGATATATGTTCAAAATATAATTAATGGCTTCAAGCCTTTCTTTGAAAGTATTTTAAAATTAAATAATATGTATAATGAAGAAACAGATGTTGATTTATCTTTTAAAATACCTACTGCTATTCTTAGAGATAGTGCTTATGATAGAGCATTAACTAATTCATTGATGTTAAAGAGTGGAGAAATTTCACTACAACAATTATGGAGAGAACAAGGTAGAAGTGAGGAAGAAATTGAACAATTAACACAAGAAATAAATGATGAATTAATGCTTGGAAATAGTGATGTACAGCTAGTAAAAGCAAATAAATTAAATAATGGTAGTGAAATAAAGCAACAAAAAATTGACATTAAAAAGAAATAAGTTATATATGGGTTAGACATAGCAAAATGTGTCTAAATAAAGAGAAAATTAATTATAGAAAAATAGGAGGACAACTTGACATTAGAAGAAATCTTATCTAAACAAGCTAAAGGAGAAAAGCTAAGTGAAGATGAGGAAAAGTTTTTAAAGACTTCTAACAATGAACCTGAACCTAAAAAAGATGAGGGTAAGAGAGAAGAAGAAACTAAACAAACTGAACCTAATCTACTAGAAGAACTTAATAAATTAAAAGCTGAATTAGATAAATTAAAAACAGAAAATGAACTTAAATCTAAGGAATTAGAAAATACAAAAGCTAAGACAAAGATAGCAGAAGATTTACTTAAAGAGAAAGAAAGTAAATTAAAAGAAACAATAGAAACTCTTGGGAAAGATAAAGCTGAACAAGAAATATTAAAAGCTAAAATAGAACTTGAAGAACAAAAGAAAAAAGATTTAGAAGGTATTAAATCTACTTTTGAAGAGGAAGTTAAAGGAATAAAACAAGAGTTAGAAGCTACTAAGAGAGTAAATAAAGTAGCAAAATTGAAATTAGATATAGAGAAAGAAATAAAAGAAAAACCTTATTTACAAGGTTATTATAATAAATTGAAATTAGTTTTAGACAATGAGGATACAGAAAAAGCCTTACAAGAGTTTGAAATATACAAAGAAACTTTATCTAAAATTATAGATGAAGAAGAAGAAAAGAAAAGATATGAAAGTGCAAATAAAAAGAAATCTACAAGTATATTTGATAACAAAAACATAAATCTAAATACTGAACACAAGACAAAAGAAGAATTAGATTTAGAAGAAAGACAAAAAGAGGCACAAGTAATCACTAATTGGGCTAAGGCTAATGGTTATTAATAAATAGGAGGACATTAAGTTGGCAGATAAAAATAATATAAGAAGTACAGGTCTTAATGCTATGGCACAACCTTGTTTATCTTTACCTGTTAAAACAGACATTTTTATAGGAGCTTTAGTTGCTGTTGATACAGATGGTAAGTTAATATTAGCAGATGAATCTAAATCTAAAATGGCTGTGGGTATAGCTACTAAAGGAGATTTTCCTGAATGGGGAGAAGCCTACACAATAGAACCTAAAACAGATAAAAGAGCTAATGATAGATATTTAGCAGTAGAAAACTTTGCAATTTTAGAAAATCCAACTAAATTATATGATATAGCTAGAGGTTCAGGTACTATTGGACAATATGTATATCTAGGAAAAGATGGAAAAATATCATTAACTAAGGGAACTACTAAGGAACAAATAGTAGGAGTATTAGTTGATAATGTTAATAGAGTTGCAGTAAGAGTATTCTTAAATGGATTTGAAGCATAATATAGGAGGATAAATAAATTGTTACTTATAGCAGGAAATAGCATATATGATTTGCCAAAAGAACTTTATTCAGGGAATAAAGATGTTGAAGCAATCGTAATGCACTTAATAACTGGAAACTCAAAAGCACCAGAATTACAAAAACCTATTGTAAATATACTTTCAAGTAATATTAAAGAAGTAATTAGAATTGAAGGTGCTAGAATACCTGTGGAACATCACAATATGTTTTTCACTAAGGGAACATACTCAACAGATGTGCCTGAATTTGGTAGAAAATTACAAGAATTCAAATTAAAGACTTCTGAAGGTTATAATGCTACTGTATTTAAACACGAAGTAGAAGACATTATGGACGCAGAAAATAATGGAATAAACTTATTAGAACAAGATGCTAAAACAGTACAAGGTTACTCACAAGTTTATTTAAAAAGATTTAAACCAGGTAAACTTATAAAAGCATTGTATACTGGACACTCTGATTATGGTAAAATACCAGCAGAAGGTACAGGAGCAGAACAATATAGTTCTAATTTTGGATTTTTAAGAGGGGAAGATAATTCAATAGTTCTTAATCCATTAGAAAAAGAAAAATGGGGTAATACTTCTCATTACAGAGGAACTAAATCAGGTGCTTTAACAATCAATGATATATTAGATTGTGCTGATTTAATAAAAGCATATAACACTTATAGTGGGGATGACATTATAGCATTGGCTTCTAGTAGAACAATATATAGATTAGCTGATTTATATAATTATCCTAAATATAAAGACGACCATCAAATGGATAATGTACCTGTAATGAATGTTGCTGGTGTTAAATTTATAGAAATAGCAAATATGTCAGATGATTTTATAATTTTCTTAGATAGTGGTAGAAGAGATATGATTTTACAATGTGTAAATAAAGCTACTAATCAAAGAGGGTTATCATTAGTTACTGAAAAAGATTTGAAAGCTATTACAAGCCCAGCAGATGTAAATGGAATGAAATTAAGAATACACCCTATGGAATATCTTGTATTAGCAAGAGAATCAGGAGTTATATTATCAATAGCAAAAGGTAAAACAACACCCGCAAATAAAGTAGGTTGGATGGAAGATACTGAAGCCACTAAATTAGAAAATTTAATTAAAAAGATAGATATGACTTATGAAAATATAGCAGGATAATAAATTACTTTTAAGGTAGGTAGATATAACTACCTACCTATTTTAATAATTAGAGGAGAATAACATTGACAGAAAATAAAAAAGAACTATTATTATCTAAATTTAATGAATATAAAGAAGTTGCAAAAGAAATCTGTAAGCAAGAAGAATATGACCATATAAATTTTAGAGGTAGACAAGTAGATATTATAAAAATATTAATAGATTTAGATAAAAATGTAGAAATTAAAGAAGAAGTAGAAGAAAAGGAAGATAGACCTACTACTAAGAAGAAATAAAGAGGTGGTTAAATGAGAGCCACATTAACAACATATATTTACACTAAAACAAGTGCTGAATGGAAAGCCTTGTATGAAAAAGCATTACAAGATTTAATTAACTATGCAGACGAATTAGAGGTTAAATCTATTACAAATGATACAGATATAATAAACTATAATAACCCAATAGAAATATTAAAAGCAAAAAGACAACTTGTAGCAGAGTATTTAAGACAATATGAATTAGCTTTACAATATGAAAAAGACCCAAATGGAAATAATAAACTAGAAAGAAACACAGGACTATTATATATAGATAGGGACTGGTAGTATGAAACCTATAAGAGAAACTTTGGAAAAACATATTAAAAAGCTAAAAAACTTATTTAATGATTATTGTTATATTCAATCTAATACGGGATTAGAGGAGTATGTGATACAATGTACTGTGGCTAAACCTAAAGAACAATATGTAGAGGAAAGTAATAATAATCATAAATTAGAATTATCTTTTCATATTCTAGTATCTGAACTTAAACAAGCTAAGAATTTACTTGATGAGAGCTTATCACAGTGTCCTATAAATGATTTTACAAATTATAAGATAAATTATAAAGGTAATGTTTATACTGTGTATAAAGTATCTCCTAATGGCTCTTATGACATTTCAAGAGAGATATATGGTAGGTTAGTAGATGTCTAATACTAAAGTGGAATTAAGTCAATTTATAAGTGAATTGAATACAAAAATAATTAATTTTGATAAAGATTTAGAAATATATCAAAATGATATTATGGCTATTTACATTTATAAAATAGCAGAGGCTACAGCTTATGACACTAGATATACAAGAGATTTATTTAGGGGTATATTAGACCAAGAAGGGTACACTAAATTATCTGCCAAACTCTATATAGACCCTTATGACCACTGGAAAGATTTACAAAAGAGAATGCAAAAAGGGGATACAATTTCATTTTCTAAGTCTAAAGGTAAATATCAATTAAATGTGGATTCAGAGGCTTTTGATATGTTGAATACTAATCCTAGTATGCCCTCAACAAAACACCCAAGAGGATTTGACCCTAAGTTACAACCTTTCATAGTAGATTATGTTACAGACTTATTAGAGAGTACAGCAGATAAAGATATGGAAGATGTTATAGATACTTTGGTAGACAAGATAGTGTCTTTTATAGAAAATAATAAAATAACTAGAAGTAGTGTGGTAGTATGATAGAAATAAATACACTTTTGTATCATTTGAATAAACAAGCAATAAAAGATAATTTACCTTATTATTTCACAGATGATGTACTAATTCAAGAACCTATAAAGTTTAAGATTATAGAACAAAATAATGATGAAATAATAGTTGAAATAAATAATAATATAAAAGTAACAACAGATATGTTTTTAAATAAAACATTCAAATATGGAAATAAATTTATTACTATACTTAATGTAGTAATTTCCGATAAAATAGTTCTACGATTAGATACGACAAATAAATTACCTAAAAGAAGTTTTACACTAGAACAAAAACAACCAATATTAGTAAAAGCAAATTATTCTTATTCAAGAGAGCAATCAGGTAATACATTCAATACATTCAAGAGAATAGATTTTGGTGTAGCTTTTAAGTCAGATGAACAAGGTAAACTATATAATGAAATTCAAAGTTATGTAGAACTATTTTTATATAGAAAAAGAAATACATTACAAGTATATGATAAAGAGAACAATAAATTAATTAGAAATAAATATGTTTTTATTAGTAATAATGTTACTTCTTCTCTATTTGTAGAAAATAGAGATAATGTTTATAGAACATTCTATATTATAATAAAAACATTTAATAATATATAAATTAGGAGGATTAATAATTGGCTAGAACAGTTATAGATATGGGGGGAGAACAAACTGTCGGTAGAACAAGTACCGAAGTGCTTATCTCTGCATTAGGATATTCAAATAAAACAAAAGCTGTTTCAATATATTCTATACTTTTAACAATGAAAGAACCAGTTACTGGATTATCAACTGATAATTTACAATCTGGAAACTATGGTATTAACTCTGTAAAAGCTAGTAATGGTACGAATGTTGCTCCTACTATCTTGGATGAGGAAGACCCACAAGCTGAAATTTCTATGCAATTCAAAGAAGATTTGAACTTTGTAAGAAATAATGCACCTTTTGGAGTTTCTCGTTCTGTACTCAATGCTGTCCTTAAAGGAGAAAGCTTTTATGTAGGTGCAGATGAAATTATTACAATAGTAGGTACTAATGGTACTATGAAAACTTTAACAGCAAGAGCAAAACCTAATGAAATAGGATTACCTTTTAAGAAAGTATTTGGATTAGAAGCAGATGAAATTAAAGTAACTGGAGCTGTTGACCCTGAAACAGGTAAAATAGCAACAAGAAAAAATACATTTAGAAATGCTTATGATACATTTAATAAAACTATATGTATGGAATTTAGAGTAGTATCAAATAAAACTTTTGTTATGATAATGCCTCTAGTAGCAAACACTGGTATGACAAAAGATGAAGGAGATGTAAATACTTATACATTTAACGGAAACAGATTATCAGACGTGTGGGAAAGAAACGACTATTTAATTGAAGTAGGGAAAACATCTAAATTAGATAAAGATGAAGTATTAGATGAAATAGTTGTAGACGGTATTGTGACTGGTAATTCAACAGCTTCTACTATTCCTGGAATAACTAAACCAGTTTTGTGTAAAATTTCTACATCAGGGGATATTACATTAGATAATGGTGGAACACCAGTATTAAAAGGTAAATTTAAACCTAATACAAGAATTAAAGCAAAAAGAATATCTTTATCTGGAACAACTTTTACTGACCAAAATGGTATTGTTGTTGTAGATACTACAGATGGAACAGGATTAACAGGTAAGGCAGTAAACTTTGCTTTAGGTAGTGAAAATAAACAATATGTTTGTAAAGTATTTGTATATGATAGAAATATGGAAGATATGAATATTTATCAAACAGTATATTTAGTATAATAACATTTATTTAAGGATAGGGTATGTAATTATCCTATCCTATATTTTTTATAAAAAGGAGAAAATCAATGAAATTAGCAAAAAGACTAAAAGAAATAAGAGAAAGTAATAATAAAACACTAGTAGTAGATTTAGGAGTTATACACGAGAATTTAAAAGGAGTAGAATTACCTTTTAAGATAAAACCTTTCAATGAAGTCTTAAGTTTAAAAGCTGGTATTAAATTACCTGACATAGAAATGAAAGATTGTATTAAAACTATACCTTTCAGATTATTGTCAGAAGAAACTAAAAGAGTATATAGAGAAGAAAGACCTGACTTAGCTTATGATACAGCTTTAATAATGGTTATAGATGATACTAAGAATAGAGATAAATTTAAAAAGAGAGAATTAGAAACAAAACTATTAGACTGTATTTTACATATAGATTTTGATTGTGTCTTTAAAGATGAAGAGGGCAAAGAAATCTCTTTATGGCAAGACTTAGGTTTAGAACAAGGAGATTATCAAGGTGCTTTAAATATATTTTGTGATGTATTATCTCAACCTGAAATGATAGATTTATTAGTTAAACTGGTTGCATTGTTAAAAGCTAAAATTACAGATATAAAAGATTTAACAAGAGAAATGGAAACTTTTAAATTTTGGTCTATGATGGATAGTTTACCAAAAGAAAAGAGAGAAGAAACTTTACTTAATCTACAAAAAGATTTAGAGAAAAGACAAAAAGAAATAAAAGCCTTAGAGGCTGATTTAAAGAGTTCTGAAACAAAAGAGGATAAATTAGTCAAAGAAGAAAATAAAACCTCAAAAAAGGTTACTACAAAGGCTAAAACAAAATGAGTATATTCAACAAATTAGAAATTATAAGGAGGGGAGAGTTTAAACTAAATGGGGATATAACTCTTCCCTTTTTATTTCATATAAAGGATATTAAAGATAAATCTGTAAATGAAACACAATTAAGTAGAGAGTATAAACAACTATTAGAGTATAAAAAACTTAAAAACATTATAGATGATATTATAACCTTTATAGACATAGATTTATTCCTTATAGATAAATCAGATGTAGAGGAATTAAAAGACATAGAATTTATACAAGATAACTTAATATATGACAAATATAGAGTAAAAGATATATATGAGTTAGGTAAACTTATTACTAAATTAGAATTAACTGAAATAGAATTGTATGACATCAGAGAGTATATATTAGATGAACAGAATAAGTTAATTAAGGAATTTCTAAATATATTACATAGTGAAATGGAAAATGGAAAAAAGACAGAACATCTATCTGAAGCCTTTATGTCTATACAAGTGTGTGCTGAATTTGGTAATAATGTAATATTTAAAGAAAATATAGGTAAATGTATGAGTGAATTTAGTTTTAGAGAGATAGAAACTAAAAGAGCTTATTTATCTAGGAAATATGAAGTAGAAAAATTACAATATGAAAATTTACGGAAAGAAAATAAATAAGGAGGTAAAATGGCAGGTAGACAGACCTTTATTGAATTAGAGTTAAAGACTGATAAGGTTAAGAATGGACTTAAAGTTGTTTTATCGGGTTTGAAAGCTATTCAAGAAGAAGTAAGTAAAATTAATAAAGATGGTTTAAATTTTATTAATACTTCTACTACTGAAACTAAAATAATTAGTTTAACAAAAGCAGTAGCAACTTTATCAAGAGAGTACTATAATTTAAAGAATGCTTCAAAAGAAGGATTAAAAGCTCCAAAAGATGATGTATTAACTAAATTTATTCAATTAAGAATAAGTATAGAAGCATTAGGTTATAGTTATCAATCTTTATTAAGTTTATTTAGTAAAGTAGATATGTTTACTAAATTAGAAGCTAGTGTTACGAATTTAAACATAGCGACAGGAAAAGGTATAAGTTCCTTTGGGGATAGTATGCACGAATTTCTAAATCTATCTTCTCAAATACCTAAAACTGCAAATGAGTTAGTTAAAACAGCAGATGCCTTAGTAAGAACAGGAAGAAGTTATAAAGAAGCTATGGAAATTACTAGAGAAACAGCAAAATTAGCCGTTGCAACTGGGGAAGATTTAGAACATACGGCTAAAACAGTTACAAAGGTAATGGTATCTTTAGGTATTAATTCAGAAAATACAGAAAAAGTATTAAATATTCTACACTCTACTGCAATACAAACAGCTTCTAGTATGGAAAGTATCAGTGGAGGTATGAACCAAGTGGCTGGTGCTTTAGGAGCGATTGCTCTTTCTAGTAATAAAACTGGGGAAAGTTTAGAAGCTTATAAGAAAGAGTTATTAGAAGTAGGAGCAGTAGGGCTTGGAGTAATGAATAACTTAGGTAAGAGTGCTAGTGAAAGTGGTACTAAAATCCGTGTTTTATTCACTCGTTTAGTAACGATGGAAAAGACAGCAAAAAATCTTTTTAATACAAATGTAAAAGATTATAAATTAGATGATAAGTATATGAAAGCACTAGGTACAAACTCAAATGTATTAAATGCAAATGTACTTTCACAATTAGCAAAAAAAGATTTGCCTTTAGCAATAGAATTAATGTCTAAGTTAAAGGTAGAAGGTGTCTTAACAAGTCAAACTTTACAAAAAATGTTTACTCAAAGACACGCACTTGACTTAGAAGTATTATTAGGTCAAGTTAACGGAGATATAAGCAATTTAGTGAGTAATATTACTCAAGGTAAAGATTATGTTGCAGATTTTGAAGCACAAATGTTTACTATGACTAATCAATTACAATTATTTAAACAAAACTTAGAGCATATAAGTGCTGATGGTATGTATTATCTTGGAGATGCTTTAACAGGTGTAGTCTATGCTTTTAATAAATTAGTAGCAGAAAATCCAAAAAGTTATTTGGACGATGTTGCTAGATTTTTTGCAAATGTGGCTGGAACTGTTGGTTTCTTAGGTAAAACTTTATTAACTACAGGTATAGCATTCGGTCAGTTAAATCATTATTTTCATTTACATATAAAAGGTTGGAAAGATGCTTTAAATTTTGTAGGGGATAGTTTAAAATCCTTTATATCTAGCTGGGTATCTTGGATAGGAATAGCAATTACAAGTATTTCTTTTATATATTACAAAATAAAGAAAAATCAAGAGGAGTTTATTCAGTCTAATTTAAAAACTATTCAAACTTTTGAAGCCATTAATAGTAAAATTTCTGGTATAAAAGCTAATATGGATAAAATTAATTTAGATAAAGATACCGAATATACTTTTGAATTTAAAACTCTTGTAGATTTAGCTTTTTCAGAAAATGATTTACAAAAGAAAATAAAAGAATTATTGGATAAACAACAAGAAGCTTTAAAAAATTCATCTGAATATAAAATGAAAATAAAATTAGCTTCAGACTTAGAAGTAGATACAAATAAGTTTAAAGAAGATATTGCAAAAGCTAAGGAAAAACAATTAAGTATTTTAGAAGAAATAGATAGACAATATAATATTGCTATAAAAAGTAGAGAAGATAACTCTTATACGGATTCACACGATTGGAGATTTTCCTCTGATTTAGAAGCTAAAAATGTAAAAATTGCAATAAATTATAGAAAAGCCTTACTTAGTGAAGAAACTGACCTTGTAAAAAAACTTCAAAAAGAATATAGTGATTTAAATGATAGTGCTATATTAGATGTAACTACTGCTACAAAGATAATATCTCAATTTTCAACTACAGGTAAGGCTGATTTTGAAAAAATGAGTGAACAATTAGAAAAATCAGATACACAATTAACAGAATATACTAATAAAATGCAAGACTTATCTAAAGAAATTGGAGATTATCAAGATGCTTTAAGAGGTAGTGATAAAGCACTAGAATTATTTGTAAATACACTAAATGAAGATTTAGCAAAATCAGGTAAGTATTTTGACCCAATTACTAATAAACTTTATGATGTAAGCAAAAATGCTACAGAAGTTGCTAATATATTTAGAAAACACTTTAATGAAAAATATAATCTTAATTTAGATACACACGAGTTAGATGAAGCTAAACAACAATTAGAAGCCATAAATATTGTCTTACAACAAGCTGTAGGATTCCATCAAATACATTTACAAGTAACAAAAACTATATTAGAAAAAACTATAAAAGATAAAGAAGCAGAAAATGCTTATATACAAGAACACGGAAAAATTAGTTTGGATGACGCCTTAAAGTTTGTAAAGGCTAATAAAAAGAATAAAAAAGTAAATTATGATACTCTACAAGAGGCAGAAAGATATAGTTTGGAAATGCAACCTCGTATGGAAAAGAGAGCAAGAGCAGAATATAATTTATCTAAATTAGAAAAAAAAGATGTAGAGAATAGAATAAAATACGCTAAGGAATTAAGTGAAACTAGACATAAAGAAGAAACTTATAAAAAGGCTTATGCTTTATATATACAAAAAGAAGAAAATAAAAAGAATGCTAAAACAGGACATAAAAAGCAAAGGCATAAAGAAACTGAATATAAGATGGAATATGTTAAACTCCAAGAAAGAAGTTTAGCACTAGAACAAGCTATTTATCTTATAGGTAAAGAAGGATTAGAAAAAGAATATCAACAATATCTTAACAAACAACAATCACTTAAACTTGAATTAGATACTCTTAAAGCTACAAAAGAAAGATTATCAATAGAAAATCAAAAGTATATTCAAAAAGATTCTAATGAAACAGATAAAGCCTTTATGGAAAGAATTAAAGCTAGAATAGAAGAAATAACAGCTATGGATACTCTTAGTGGAAAGAATGGACAAGTTATTAAAGAGGAACAACAAGAGTTATCTAAACTATATGATGCTTATATGTCTTATATGAACAAATTTGATAATTTTGCTATTAATTCTTTATCTCTATTAGAGAAAGCAATAGAAAGTGTTAAAGACAAGCAATATGAAGCAATAGATAGTCTTATTTCATATAAAAAGGAACTTTATTCTTTAAATAAACTATCTGATGAAGATTATTTTTCTACTTTAGCTGATACTATTGAATTGACTGGTTTAAAAATAGAAGATATTAAATCTAAACTTAAAAATCTTAATTTATCTTTACTATCAAAAGATATGCAAGATGTAGTGAACAATGTTATTAATTCAGATGTAATTAATAAACAAGACTTAACTATATATGCTAAATTAGACTTTGAAGATACCAAAGAAATAGAAAAGAGATTAAGAGAATTACAAGATAAACAAGCAAAAGGAATTACTTTAACCCAAGAAGAACAAAAAGAACTTGAAACCAAAATATTAAAATTAGATACTGAACTTAAAGTTAGAGAAAAACTTAAGTTATTACAAGAAAAACAAGTACAAAAAACAAGAGAAGAATTAGAGTTAATAAAAGCCAAGAATGATGTAGCACAAAAAGGTTTTTCTCAAATGGCTAATTTTATGAAAAATAGTGGAACAGGTAAATTTGGTGCTGGTTTTGGGGGATTATTTGAAGGATTAAGTAATTATGCTAATTCTATGTCTGAACAAGGTATGAAATTCTTATCCCCTACTTTACAACAATTTATGTCTAAAATGAAAGACTTATTTGGCAGAGCTAATGCAGATGCTCAAGTAGGACAAGCATTAACAAATGCACTAGGTATTAATAATTCTACTTCTCAATTATTTGGTAGTTTAGGTGCTTTAGGTTCTAATCTATTAGGTTTTGGTGGTCCTGCTGGAATGCTTACAAGTACAGGATTATCTTTACTAGGAGGTATATTTGGCAGAAAGAATAAGAATAGACAAGCAGAAGCAGATAAAAAATCTGAAAAAGCTAGAAATCAATATAATGAAAACACTAGACAATTACAAATAGTTGCTAATAGATTAGAAAGTCTTAATACTAATTTACTTAACTTAAATCAATCTATGATTAGCATTTTCTCTAATATGCCTACGATTGATAATATAGCTAGAATTACTGGTGGTTTAGAAAAATTATATGGAGTAATTAATGTAAACAGAGATTTTGGTAATGTTAGTTATTTAACACAAGAAAGCAAAACAAGAGGAAATTGGTTTACAGGTAAGTCTACTGTAACTTGGTTGAAAAATAATCAATTATCTACTCAAGAATTATTGAAAGAGTATGGTTTTAATGGTAGTATTCTTGATATGTCAGTCAAACAATTAGAAGATTTTTCTAAATGGTTAAAAACATATAGTAAAGGTATTGAAAATAATTTTAAAGACTATGCAAAAGTAGTAGATAACTATGTTACTTCTATGATAAATTTAAAAGAAATGATAAATAAGTTTGCTTATAGAACTACTTTTGAAGCTTTTCAAGGATTTAGTGTATCTAAACAAGAGGATTTAGTTAAAAATCTTACTCAAATATATAAAGATGCTGGAGTAACAATAACAGAAGGTATAACACAACAAATAAGAGAATTAGCTAAACAAATGTCTGTATTAGTTACTATTATGTCTGATGTCAGAAAAGATTTCTTAACTCAATGGAAAGATAGTGGTAAAACTGCTGGAGAATCTTTTGTCGGGTCTATGAAACCTTATGTTCAAGCATTATTAAATAATATGTCACAAGTTTATTTTGATACTGTATTCTCAAATTCATCTAAGAGATTAGAACTACAATTTAAGAATATTGGAGATTTATTATTTAATCTAAAAAAACAAGGTAGAGATTTGACTTGGGATAAGATTGCTAGTGAAATGAGAAAACCATTCTCTAATGTTATAGATTTACTTAGAGAGGCAAAAGAGAAAACAGACACTTTTAGTTCTGCTTTAGCTGGTTTACAAAAAGTAGCAAGAGAAAAAGGAATGTCTTTTTCAGAAATGTCATCTTTAAATTTACTAACTAAAACACAACAATCAATGTTTGAAAACTTTAAACAAGGTATTCAATCTACTGAAATGAATAGTGCTTTAACACAAGTAGGTACTCTTGTAGGTAATACTATTGGAGAAGAAATGTCAAAGAGATTAATAGATAAATTTATGAGTAATAAACTTACTGAACTATCTGAACAATTAGATAAAACTTTAAGGGGTAATATGAACCTAAATGAATTATCTAAATTATCTCAAATGGCAATGTCTACTGGATTACAACTTGAAACTGAAAGAAGAAAACTTACAGCAATTAGAGATATGTTTAATTTTAATAAAGATATTAATTATCAAAATAATAATAATGAGATTAAATATGAAACAGGTACATCTCAAACTGTAATTAATAATTTCTATATTACAGGTCAAGTGAATGCTGGTGTAGTAATACCTCAAGCTGAAGTAAAACAATTTGTACAAGCTACCATTAATGATACAATAGAAGTTTTGAACACGGATAAAGGAATAGATTTAAAGAAATTAATATAATAACTAAGGGTATAAGGCTATTTAACGGCTTTATTAAATGACACTTCCCACTGTTGTGGGTTTTAAAAATATTTAAAAAACATTACTTTTTAGTAGACAAAATGTAAAATATATGGTATAATATCTCTGATAGAAAGGAGGTGTTAGAATGTATTTAACATTAAAACAACAAGTAAAACAATTATCAAAAAAAGATTATAGGAATTTAAAATATTTATCACATATAGCCAAGAACTTAACTAATGAAGCTATATATAATATTAGGCAATACTATTTTAATAAGAAAAAGTATTTAAGTTATAATGAAAACTATAAAATACTTAAAAATAGTGAGAATTACAAGAAATTAAATTCTAATATGGCTCAACAAATTCTAAAAGAAGTAGATGGAAGTTTTAAATCTTTCTTTTCTTTAATAAAGTTAGCTGAAAAAGGTAAATATAATTTTAAAGATATTAAATTACCTAATTATCTTGATAAAAAGGGTTTTACTACTCTTATTATAGGTTTTGTTAGATTAAATGAAAATAAACTTACAATACCGTATTCTAATCTATTTTCAAAAGAACATAAGAAAATAGAAATTAATATACCACCAATATTGGTTGACAAGAAGATAAAAGAAATTAGAATAATACCAAAACAACATTCTAGGTACTTTGAAATTCAATATACTTATGAAGTAGAAGAAGTTCAAAGGGAATTAAATGAAAATAATGTACTAGGAATTGATTTAGGTATAGATAATCTTTGTACTTGTGTTACAAATACTGGAGCTTCATTCATAATAGATGGTAGAAAATTAAAATCAATAAATCAGTATTATAATAAGATAAATGCAAAATTACAAAGTATAAAAGATAAGCAAAAGATTGAGCGAATGACATTAAGGCAAAAGAGAATAACTAGAAAGAGAAATAATCGTATAAATGATTATCTTTCAAAAGCAGCAAGAATAATTATAAATTATTGTCTTAATAATGATATAGGAAAACTAGTTCTAGGATATAATGAAGATTTTCAAAGAAATTCAAATATAGGAAGTATAAATAATCAAAACTTTGTAAATATACCATATGGAAAATTAAGAGATAAATTAATATATCTATGTAAACTATATGGAATAGAATTTAAACTACAAGAAGAGAGTTATACATCAAAAGCAAGTTTCTTTGATGGAGATGAAATTCCAGTATATGATAAAGAAAATCTGCAAGAATATATATTCAGTGGAAAGAGAATAAAAAGAGGACTATATCAAACAAGTGCGGGTAAACTCATAAATGCAGATTGTAATGGAGCATTAAATATTCTAAGAAAAAGTAAAGTTGTGGATTTAAGTATCCTATACAATAGAGGTGAACTGAACACACCTAAAAGAATAAGGGTAGTGTAAGAACTATCAAACTTCTTAGAAAATTTTTAAGTTTTTAAAGATTTTAGAACCCTGCGACTTTAGTCGTGGGAGGTTCAGACCCTATTATAACAAGGAGTAATAATATGATAGATATAACAGGTACACCTGAAAACCTAACGGCACAATCATTATATATAGAGCTTTATAAGATAACTAAGATACCTATAACACCTACTGTAAATCAAAATGGAATATTAGAAAAAGATGAGAATAATAATAATTTAATGAGTAAAATTAATGTAGGAGATGTAAAAATTGACAGCGTTGTAGGTATAACAACAGATTATTTATTAATATATACAACAGATAAAGATAAATACATGCTTATAAACAGTACATCTAGTAATACGTCTTATAAAATGGTATGGAATAAACAATTAATGTATAAAATAGGTGCTAAAACTCTTTATAATCAAAAATTACATTCAAACTATACAATAACAATACCTAATAATTATTCTTTATTTGCACTTTATATAAACAATTTAAGAGTGAAAGAGAGTGAATTGTCTGTTAGTGGACAAACAGTAACTTTATCTGAAAAATTAAGAAATAAATTAGATTTAGTCTATAATGTCATTAATATGGTAGTATATAAGACAGACCAAACTATTACTACACCAATAGAGTTACACTATTCGAGTGTTAAAGAATTTTTTAATGCTGATACTTTTAAAGATGAAAGTTATTTTACTACTAATAAAATTAGAGAACATATTAATTATGAAAGTTTAAAATATGATGAGGAAATAACTAATGAAACTTTTGGCAATGAAAGAAGAAAAGAAGTATTAAGAACTAATATGATTGCTAAACTAAATTTATCTTATTTTGTAGGGGAGAACTTTGTAGATTTTGGTAATGATTTATTAGGTAAAGTATTTAGAATTATAGTTAGCCATCCAAATACAAAAACTATGGAAATATATCCTAATTGTAAAGTAGTTAGTGGTTACAAAAAAGACTATGCAAAAGAAAAAAATACAGTAGAAGTAGAGATACAATGCGATGGTAGATATGAAATTCATTTTGGAACAAGACCTCAATTAACTAATAGACCTTATAATAGTGGTACTTATAATAACGGAATTTATGGTTAAAATTACACTTGACAAAACACTTCTTTTATGATATAATGAAATAAAAGTTAGGAAACTAACTAAATAAAATTATAAAAGGAAGTGGTGTGTAATGAACACAAAATTAAAAGTATTACAAAATAAAGGAAAAGAAACTATATCTAGTTTAGAGTTAGTTAAGGAAATTAATGTATTTAGAGAACAAGAGTATAATTATAAACTTGAAAAAGGATTATCTCTTGGAAAAGTAGAAAAGAAAAATGGTAAATATACAGAATTAAGACACGACACATTATTAGCCATAATTCGTGATGAATTTGAAGAAGAAATTAACGACCAAAAAATTTTGGAGGTTAAGTATAAGGACAAAAAAGGAGAAATTAGAACAATGTTTGTTCTCACCTTAGACCAAGCAAAACAAATATTAAGTAGAGAATCTAAATATGTTAGAAAAGCTATGATTAAATATATCAATGCTTTGGAAAAATAGAGTTGCAGAGTTAGAATATGAATTATCTCAAAGAGATGCTTTAATAGGTAAGATAGTAACTTCTAATAATCAACAAGAAAGAATAGAATACTTTGGTGTATTTTATGATAAATATGTAAAACCTAATGAACAAAAAGCACTATTCTATGATAAAGTAGCAGATAATAAAAAATACATAGATTTTAAAACAGTTGCTAAACTTTTAGAAGATTTAGGATTTGGTAGAAATATTTTATTAGCTTTATTAAGAGATAAAGATATTTTAGATAAAAGAAATCAACCTTATCAACAATATGTAGATAGAGGATATTTGAAATTTAAGGAAATCTATGTAGAAAAGACAGATAAGTTAGCTTTTCAGCCTCTAATATCTCAAAAAGGATTAAATTGGTTAATAAAGAAGTTAATTGAGTGGGGATATTTAGATAAAGAACAAGTACAAGGAATAAAAACACAAAGTTTATTTTAAAATAAGAAATTTACTTTACCTAGATTGAATCTACGGTAACATAAATTGGGGGTTTAAGAATGTATGAGATTAAAACTCTCAATGATGAATTTATCTGTTATTGTGAAGGTACACATAATATAGCATACACTCACAGAAATGCGAAAAAAACTACTACAATAACAGGTAGAATAATCAACGAGAAAGTAGCAAATAGAAAATATATAACAATAACAATAGCAAAAATATTAGAAAGTCAATATAACACATTAGTAGACATATTTAATTATGCTAATGATGGAATAATATTGATTGACTTAAATACCAATAAAATATTTACTGATTTATTTATTGATGGAGAGGAATTAAGATTGAATCAAAATACTCTTGCTGAACCTGAAAATAATGAGGTAACATATTTTACTGGAGATATAGTTTTAATGGAAAGAGGTTAAGATTGAATAGAAAATTAGCAGAAAGTAATGACATAACTTTAAATAGTCTTATAGCATTATCTAATATAAATATTAAAATAAAGCCATTAGATACTGTTATACACTCTTTAATTGGTACAGACACATTAGTTATACCTACTAGACTTGAAGAGCCTGTAACACAGTATAAGAATCAATATTTAGTAGTTGGAGATGAAATAGTTAAGATATTTAGTATAGATAATACTACTAAAGATACAATAGATGGAAAACAAAAAGATAGTTGTCATATAAATATAATTAGACAACAATTTCACACACAAGCAACTGAAACTTTGATAGGAAAACATTGTAGATTAGTAACAATACTTACATATGAAAATCAAGGTTCAGATATACTCTCTTACTCATTCACTGACAGTGCTACTAATACAAGTTCAGATTTATTTTCAGTAGATTTATCTAATGGAAGTTTAGTATTCACAGATAATTTTCAAAGATGGAGTCCTTTATCTACTCTACAAGAATACCAAGTGCATAATAAGAAAACTATTGTATATTTCTTTAAAGGACAAAATAATGATATGATACTTAAAAATTTAAGTGTTGTAGAAAAGATTAGTTTTTCCACAGGAACATCTTCAGAAATAAAAAGAATTACAATAGCATTAAAAAGTTATTTATATAAATGGTATAATCAAGATGTATCTAGTATTCAAGTTTTAAAGAATATGCAACCAAAAGAGTTCTTTAAAACTATTTTTAAATTAAAAGACAATGAGGTATATTATGTTACTGGAGTAGACCCTAATAAAGCTATAACAGTAAATAGAATAGCTTTAAAATCTTTTAAAAAGGTTAATGAGTTATTAAAAGCCTATTGTAAACATAGTGCTATTAGATTTACTTTTGATAAATTTGAACGGATAAAGATATTTACTGATTATTTTATAGATAATTTACAAGTAGATGACCATTTTAGTACTAATATAAGTGATATTATGGTAAATGATGATAATAAACTTATATTTAACACCGTAAAAGGAGATATCTATTCTAATCTACCTATGTATAATTTTGATGACCTAGATAGATGCTATGTAAATTTTAAAAAGAAAATACCAAATGCTTTTATGTCTAATGAAATGTTAGGTTTTAGTGGACAAACTTACTATCCTTTAGAAATAACAATACCTAATAATGATTTATTTACAAGTTGTACCATAGGAGATTATGTACTAGCTAAATGCACTTTTAATCCTTATACTGAATTTTATGGTAGAGTTATTATTAAAGAAGCACCTAATAAAGTTAAATTAACATTCTTTGCTTGGGATAAAGACTATAGATTGCTTGTTCAAGGTAAAGAAAAATATATTAATAATTTATTAAATACAGTATCTAAACCTATGGATTTATATTATGTAAGGTTTGAATTACCTGACATATTTAGATTTAATAGAAATATAGGTGGACAATCGAGAGAATTTGCATTAGATTACCCTATATTACCAAAAGTAGACGGAGAGCCTATACATAGAGAAACAATAGATATTACTTTTGGTAGTGCTAGTAATCTTAAAGTAGGTAGTTATAGTGGTACAGTAGAGGATATAAATAAGATATTTGGAGTTTGGGATAATCAAAACCTTAAATATAATATGGAATATTCTCAATCTCACAGTTCTACTACATATCCACCTATATATATGTTGTCTAATCATATTACAGAAAAGAAATTTGAAGAAGGTTGGGTAGCAGAGTACACTACCTTTGATAATTCTGATATTCAACTAACAGTAGAAGAAAATTTAAACAGTGATAAAAATATAGATGCCACTCTTATATTAATGAATACAAGAAATATACCCAAAACTCAATTATTCATAGACCAAGAAATAGATAGAAAAGGTAATCAATTTCTAAGAGTATCTGATATTAGTCTATATCATATAGGAGATGTACTCATAGTAAATAAACCTGAAGATAACCCTACACAACAAGAATTAGAAGAATATAATAATAAATTAAAAGGTATCAGATGGACAATTAAAGGTAAATATGTAGAAACAGTTGGAAGTGAAACACATCATTATATTTTAGTAGATAGTCCTTTTGCTAAGAGAAACTATGGTAAGAAATATAAGTTTACTAAGTTTCCTAATGAAAGTGTTGTATTTCTACAAGAATTATATATTAAAGGTAATCCTATTATACAACATAAGCAATCTTTTGTAGGAGTGTCTAGTGATAGAACTAAAATAGGAGAAAGTTCAAAATCTTTATATGAAGAGAAAAAATATGATTTAGGTAGTCAAGGATTGTTAGAAAAGACAGAGATAGAAAAACTGTTAGGTTATGTATTAAATAATTACAATGCTACATCTAACGAAACTACTAAATATAAATTACCTTTAAAATTATTTAATGCACTTCATATAGAGCCTTTAGATATTATAACTATTGATGACCCGATATTTACTAATATAAATAAAGATACTTATAAATGGATAGTGTTATCTGTTAAAATTAGTTCTGATACTAATAATGTAGAATTAGACTGCTTAAATGTAAATAAAAAGAATACTAAACCTTATTCATTAGATATTAAGAATGTGTTAGAATATAAACCTTTGAATATACCTAAATACTCAAATACAGGTACAGAAAATTTAGGTAATGGACAATCTAACTCAACTAAAGATGATGATGTAGGTCAAGTATGGGTATCTAAGATAGATGAAAAAGAGTTTTCTGCAATAGTAGAGAAATATAATAATGGTTATATTTGGTTTAAAGGGTTCGACGGCACTAAACAAGCAGAATATAAGGATAAATTATTTGGTAAAGGTGTAGAATTTGTAGTAGATATTAATGGAGAAATGATATTAGTAAATTCAGATTTACAATATCGTGCTATGATTAGAAAAAGACAGATGTATGCTACAAATTATAATGAAATATTAGCTGGTCAAAAGGTAAAATTCTTAGCCATAACAATACACACAGATGTAGATGGTACTCTTTATGGTAGAAGAATACATATAGGAGATAATAAAAACTATTTTCACTATGATATGGTCAACGGAGCTACTTTTAGAGGTAATTTCCAAGTGGGAGAAGCCAATAAAACAGCTGATAATGACCTTTATAATGCTTTACAAAATAATAGAGTATTTAGAGATAGCAGTAAACCTTTAAATAATTCTACTACAAGATTAAAGAAAGGAGATATTTGGTATGATACTGCAAATGGCAATAAGCCTTACATTTATGATGGTGCAAACTGGATTTCTGCAAGGGATAAAGCTTTAGAGAATAACTTAGAGTTTTCTAAGATTATATACTCTAATGAACCTCAAGTCATAGGTATTCAAGATAATGATTTTTGGGTGGACACAGATGACAACAACAATATATACATAAGAAAGAATAATACTTGGGTGTCATTTTATACTGCACCTACATTTGCTAAAACAGGACAAAAAGTATTTCATCAAGTAAATGAACCTGTATCTGATTTTAATTATCAATTAAAAGAAGGAGATATATGGTTTAATCCTAATACAGGATTAATTAGGAAATCTTTTAGACATAATAGATGGGAGGATATTAGAGAGCCTTATATTATTTCTACCCTAAATGGAAGATATGTATTTATAGGGCAATCTACACCTACTGTTTGGAGAAATAAAGATATATTTATTAATGTAACAGATAAAAAGATATATAAGAATAATAATGGAAATTCTGAAGTAATAGGGAACAGAATATTAGAAGTTGAAAACAATAATAAAATTCATTTTGTTGACAGTTATCCAAAAGGTACTGCAAAAACTGGGGATTTATGGGTAGATACTGATAATAATTATATTATCTATTTCTATCATAATGGAAATTGGGATAGTCAATTTAATAATATTAATTCCTATGTTCAAGACAGTATTAACATATCTAAATCATTAAATAAATATGTATCTGATACTATAACTAATATAGAAAATATAGGTGGAGATAATAAAATTACTCCTATGGAAAAACAATCTTTGAAAAAAGAAGTAGAAATATTAAAAGCTAATCATTCTATTTTAAAAAATAAAGCTGATGTGTTTCCTGAATTAAGCCCTAAGATGTTAGTATTAGATACTTTACAACAAAAAGTAATAGACTTCTGTAACCCCTTATTAGCAGATATGAATGTTACTTCTCCTGTAGTATCTGACGAATTTAGAAGAGTATTTGTAAATTACTATGAAAAATATAATGATTTATTGACTGAAATTATACAAAAATCCTCTGATAAAGCAAAAGATGAAGCTATAAAAGATGTAAAAGCTAGAATAGATGGAATAAAGAAACTTGTAGATGAAACACTAGGTAAACAAACTGACGGTAAAATACAATCTTGGTATCAACCTAATGACCCTGCTACAAATTGGACAACACAACAAGGGCAAAAAGCACATACAGGGGATTTATGGTATAAATCTGACGACAATACTATGTGGAGATGGGATGGCACTCAATGGAAACCCATACAATCAACAGCAGAAGACAGAATTGCTAGAAATTTAGCTAAGAATAAATCTACTATATATACAAGTACTCCAATTCCTCCTTATAATAAAGGGGATTTTTGGGTTAATGACAAACAATTATATATGTGTAAAACTAGCAGAAATAAAACAGATAATTTTAATCAATCTGATTGGGAATTAGCAACTAATTATACAGATGACACTACAGCTAATAAAGTTAAAGATAAGGTAGAATCAGGAGATATAACTTTAAATGGTAATACCGTAGTTAATGGAGATTTTAAAGTTAGAGGAGAAAACATTGTAATAGATGGTAATACTAAAATAATTGGTGCATTACAATTATTCGGAGGACAAGGATTTATTCTTTATAATGGTACTACAGAATCAACCTCTAATAGAAGAATAATTTTACAAAACGGAGTTATTTATGTTCAAGCTAGAAGTAACTAATCCCCCAATAACCCAACACAAAAAGGAGGTATACCCAATATGAGATTACTAATCATACTAATCTTAGTTATCATATTACTATTATCATATTTTAGAACACCAATAAAGAATAAGATAGTAGAAATATATAACAAGACAAAAGCAAAGATAAAGAAATAAGGAGAGAAGAGAGATGTAAATACATCTCTTTTTTTCATATAGTATAAAAATACTAATATTTACTGAATTCTATTTGACCCTCTCACACCTCGTATAACGCGTTTTAAATGACATAGGTATATAATTATATGGCTAACATTTTAGAGGCACTTTAAAACG